AATGTTTTATTGGTAGTTGATGAGGCATCTGGTGTGCCTGAGAAAGTTTTTGAAGCGGCGGCTGGGTCAATGTCTGGTCACAGCGCAACCACGTTACTGCTATCAAACCCGACGAGATCCTCTGGCACATTTTACGAAAGCCAAACCAGAATGTCCAAGAGCTGGTGGACTAGGCGCTGGTCGTGCGTCGATAGCCCACTTGTGTCTGATGAGTTTGTCGAGGAGATGCGTGAGCGATACGGCGAGGAAAGCAATGCATTCCGAATACGTGTTCTCGGCGAATTTCCTATGGCAGACGATGACACGATTATACCATTTCACTTAGCCCAGAGCGCGACGCATCGTGATATTGAGATGACGCCAGATATAAAGCCAGTGTGGGGCTTGGATGTTGCGAGGTTTGGTACTGATAAAACTGCATTGTGCAAAAGGTATGGCAACGTCGTCACAGATATTGAGGCGTGGCAGGGATTAGACTTAATGCAAACTGTGGGTCGGGTTATGGCGGAATATGAGGGATTACAGCCCAGCATGAGGCCATCAGACATACTGGTCGATAGTATTGGCGTTGGCGGCGGTGTAGTCGATAGATTGCGTGAGCTTGGCATGCCAGTGCGTGGAGTTAATGTTGGCGAAGCCCCAGCGCTGGGCAAGACTTATATGAATTTGCGTAGTGAGCTGTGGTTTAAGACAAAAGGCTGGCTCGAAGATAGATCCTGCAAGTTACCAAAGGATGACCAGCTCTTGGCTGAGTTAACCAGCATTAGGTATAGCTTTACATCGTCGGGCAAGATGAAAGCCGAAAGTAAGGACGCAATGCGAAAACGTGGCCTAAAATCGCCAGATCTCGCAGATGCACTATGCCTGACAATGGCATCGGACGCGACGACTGCATTATCTGGCAATAATAATAACTGGAATAAATCCATTAAGCGCAATTTAAAGGGAATTGCATGAAAAAAAAATTTTTAAATTTGTCACCTAAGATGAAAAATTTATTGATGGCTAGATGGATAAAGGAATATGTGCAACGCGGATTATCTTTGCAGGATGCACAACACGCCGCGAAGTGGAAGGCTGGCGAGTGGAAGCTCTCAGAAAGAATGCGTAACATACTGGCGTCAATAGATGAATTGTGATATGGTCGCATAATATACAGCAATGAGGTTTTATCATGAAAACGTGCAAGGGATGCCCTACCAAGTCAAACTGTAAGGCCAAAGGTATGTGCTTAAATGGCGGCTATGGTAAATAGAGGCGTACTGAATTTCCTCAATCAACTTGATGAGGGCAAGCGATCCAGACGCAATAGCTTTGCGGAGCGTGTGGCTAATTTCCTGACGCCTAATGACGAGTTTGAATATCGCGGCGGATTATTGACTAATATGGATGGCACATCCGCAATGGATCGTATTGGTGAAAAAACAAGCTACGGCACGTTAGGACAAGCCAATTTTGCTGGCAATGATCCCATCACGTCGTTTCCCAATCAGATGCCACAAGGCACAATGGCTAGGGGCGCAGATGCTACAGGTGGTCAGATTGTGCGTAGCCTGATACTACCAGTTGATGTCATGCAGGCGATTATGTCATCAAATCTTGCAAATAAGCAGGGATTTGTGGAGATGTTAGAATACAAGATGAATAACAATCCAGAAAATTATAATATGATTATGTCTAAGCCAGATGGTTTGTCTGAGCTAATGTCCTTGTATGCCGCAACAAATGAGCCAACAACACCCATCGAGGAAATGTCACCTAGATTGCAACAAATGCTAGATGGAATTTTTAATGGGACTGCTTGACCAACAAAGTTACGCAGGCTACGCAAATGAAGGCCAGCGACTTGCAGTAGAGCCAATGAGCTTTACCCCAATGGACGCCGCAAAGTTTGTAGCTGAAGCCACGCCTATCATTGGTGATGCTATGGCGGCTAAAGAAATATACGACGAAATACAAAAGCCAGACCCTAATTATGGATTAGTGGCGGCTTTAGCTGGAGCATCTCTAATTGGCTTAGTGCCACTTATTGGTGACGCCGCCGCACCTCCATTAAAGAAAGTTGCAAGAGGTTTACTTGATGTAGTTGATCGTATTGAGGTTGATCCTAATGCTTTGGGTAGCCTTGGTGGTAATGTTAGATTAAAGCCAAAAATAGATACAGGTAAGCCATATGAAATGTCTGGTGAAAAAATTGCAGATGAATTAGAAAAAACACCAACTGCATTTAATTTTTTAAACCCTAACCAAGCATTACCAGTTGGCGCTAAATATACAAATATTAAATCACAACAGCCATCAGTATTGAGAAACCACACAAGTGCAGGATTGTTATCCGCAGATGCAGTAGAGCCAGAGCTAAAAAGTTTTTCAGATTTAGTTGGCAGAAATGTAATGTCTATTGTTGGCGATCAGACTGATAGAAAAACTGTTACCCATGTTAATGATTTGAGATTACCTGAGCCTGTTAAATCTATGGCAGGCTTTAGATATATGGATGTCCCAAACCAAGGATATGCAGGAGCTACAGAGGCTACCAGTAGTAAATTAAATGAGGCAATAAAAAGAAAAGATCCATATATGATGTCAGTCATGATGGGTGAGGTTTCTGGAGATTTTGCACAGCATCAAGGTGATGTTTATGGGCAAATGTGGAAGCAAAAGCAATCTGGTAATAATGCAATTATTGGTGAGAGCGCCAGCAAAATAAATGAACACATAAAAAATATGGGTGTTCCAAAATTAATACCAGTTAGAGATGTAAATGGTAATATACTAAAAAAAGCTGATGGGTCTAATGTAACTAAATCAATAACGACACGTCCATTTGAAGATATGAATATTGATATTGAAGACCCAGATGCAATTTATAATGCTATTAATTCTTTACCTACTGGTAGCCAAAGGTCACATTTCTTAAAGGGCATGGATAAAAAAGGCTTAATAGACATGGGCGCACCATCAGTGTCTGATGCTAGACTTGCTGTTGCGGATGCCAATCAAATAGGTATGGATTGGGGAACAGTTGGTTATAGAGGGTTTACGCCAAATTTAGAAAAAGGTGCATTTCCCACAACTATAGATAATTCTACAACATATAACACTGGGTATGATAAAATTGGCAAAGCAGAAACATTTTTAGATGGATCTCGCGGTATACCAGCAAATTTAGTTTTTCAAAAAACAGCCGCACAACTAAGGAAAAAGGGATCAGGTGGTGGACTATTAATGACATCCCCAAATTATAAAGTTTTGGAAAGTAGCCCTAAAAGAGCAGTGCAATTAATTGACAATGAAATTGCAGACACAGTAGAAACATTTTTATTAATAGAAAAATCTCAAGGCAGAGAGCAGGCATTAGATTTTGCAAATAAGATTTTATCTAGTGGTGGGCTACTATCTCGTTAATAAATATGATATATAGAAATAAAACTAGGGGCTAGACAATGCCGATAACAACATACGCAGAATTAAAAACGACACTCACAGATTTTCTTAATCGTGATGATCTTACTTCTGTGTCTAGCACATTTATAACTTTGGCGGAGACTGATCTAAATCGCAGATTACGCCACTGGAAAATGGAAGCCAGATCCACTGCTGAGATTGATACGAAATACAGCGCGATCCCAGCCGATATGTTAGAGCCTATCCGCTTTCATATTACGAGTGGTGAGACAAACCCACTAGAATTAATATCGCAGGCAGAATTATTAGACAGGCAACAAAGAGCTGGCAACGTGTCTGGCAACCCAAGATACTACGCAATGACTGCTGGCGAACTACAAGTACACCCAGCGCCAGATGGCGTATACAATGCAGAATTATATTATTATCAGAAAATCCCAGCATTATCTGACAGTAATACAACCAATTGGCTTCTGGGCGAATATCCAGATGCTTATTTGTATGGAGCTTTGGTACACTCAGCCCCATATTTAAAAGAAGACGCTCGAATTACGACTTGGGCGGCTTTGTATCAAAGCGCTGTTGACGCAATTAATGCAGTCAGCGATCAAACTAAATACGGCGGCTCTGGTCGTCGAATGAAAATAAGGGCATATTAAAATGAGTTTTTCAAACGATTTCGAAACAAGAGTATTAAACTACGTGTTTACTACATCATCAGTGACACGTCCTACTGCGTGGCACATTGCATTATATACAGCCGCACCAAGTGATACTGGTGGTGGTACTGAAGTAACTGGCGGAGCATATGCTCGTCAGTCGGTTGCATTCACTGTATCTGGCAACACTGCATCAAATACTGCATCTGTTGAATATCCTACAGCTACTGCATCATATGGTACAGTTACACACGTTGGCGTATTTGATGCGGCTTCTGGCGGTAATTTAATTGCATACGCGGCGTTAACAACAAGTAAAGCAATTGATACTGGTGACGTATTCAGATTACCAGCAGGCGATCTTGATATTACGTTAGATTAATAAATGGCTGAATATCGTGGTGGATTTGGACGAAGTACATACGGCTCATATAATTTTGGGCTAGATGG